CATCTTGTTTTGGCTAGTAATTGACCGGGTGTTCTGGTCATGCACTTTAACGCCAGCATTGAGGATTGCCCTTTGGTCCTCATGGGCTTGTTTAACCTGTTCAATGTCCTGGCGCTGTTTAATCATCATCTGTAACTGCTGATTTTGCTGGCCCATTTGTTGCATTGCGGCTTGCATCTGCTGAATCTGCATCTGAACTTGTGGCGGAACGCTTGAATTTTCATCAATATTGGCCAATGGGTTAACAGAAGCCAAACGGTCAGCAATAATGTCTGCACCTGGAAAATCCATGTTGCGGAACACCAAATCACCGATTTGACCAAACAAATTAGGGTTTGCTGTCAGGGCGGCCATCATAGATTCAACGGCTTCTTGGCGCTTAGTGCTATATCCAGGGCCGGTGTCCATAACAATGTCATATTGACCAACGGTAACGTCATTCAAAACCTTGTCAATGCCGTTTTCGTCCTGGCCTTTTTGATTAATTGTGATGACTTTTGGCTTGCCGTCATCCCCAATAATTCGCATTACCCGTTCTTTGTCATAAATCTTAGGAATCAGGTCAAGAATGATGCGACCAGTATGGGCAATAGAACGTGTCAAATTATCGTAATAGTGGAAATTGGTCATGTCCACTTGCATTTGCTGACCTTGTAGGGCTTTCCCTGACACATTGCCTTGTGGAAGCTGGCTTGGGTCATAAATACCTACTACTGCCATTAAGTCTGCATTAATTCCCGCCGCCGCTGACATAATTCCCGCTGGCGGTTGTTCCGGTGCTTGGCGGATGGGGGGTGGTGCCGGCTGGCCATCGGTATCAGTCTGCTTATACCGTAAATAAGCCATGGTTTTAGTATTAGCTTGTGACCATTCGTTTTCGTGACCCTCATCTTGTCCTTCCGCCATAATCCATTTGGCTTTGGGCGCCAGGGCGACCGATTCAGTAATTGATGTAACCCAGAAGTTATACATTCTTTGTGGGTCTTTGGCCATACGAACTAGACCAAACTTTTTGCGTTTGCCTTCAATAACCAGTTGTTGACCATAAGTAGGAATAACTGGAATGTGCTTACCAATCCAGCGACCTTCTTCAAGGATTTGCATAGCTGTTAGTTTGCACCAATGAATTTCTTTGCGCCAGGATGTACGGCGGCTTACTTCATAAATGCCAGCCGCTTCCAAAAGGTCAGGATTTGGCATTTCATCTTCATAAACATGGGTGCCATCGGACAATAGAATCAGTTCAGCATTAACAATCTTGGTGTAAAAGTATTCGGCAAGGCGAATATCTTCCTTCATTACCCATTCAGCATTGCTATCACCTGTACCACGTGCGCTAAATCCGCTTCCATCTTCCGCACCAGGATACATTGCCCTGAAGTTTTCTTTAGGGATTACCGTTGTGATTAACACTTTTTCAGCATCTGAACCGTCAGGTAGCACCGAATTGGGGTCAAAATATACGGTAAAGGGGTTATCAATCGTATCAATGTAGATTTCTTGGTCAAATGACTTTTCATTTACATATTTGGTGTTTACACGCCAATATCCCCACCCCATACGCACGGCTGATTCATATGCGGTGTCATATGCGTGGTCTGCATTGGATTGATTTTCAATGTGACGACAGATACCAGTAATGATTTCTGCCATTTTTTCGTCAGATTCATGGTTCATACCATGCGCCTTCATGCGTGGGCGTTGCTGACGTTGTTGATTGCATAGCTGGCGGATGTACGCATCCACTTTATTAATTGTCAGGCAAGGACGGCTTTCAACTGAACGGCTGTTTTGGATTTCTACTGGCCATTGGTCGCCACCAGCAAATTTAAGGTCATCAAGGGCTTCTGAACGGTTATTGGTGTCGGCATCGGCCGCAAATCTTAGGAATTGTTTTGCATCCTCAATTCGTGGGTCGTAATCGTATTCAACCGTTTCAGCCATAATTTATCCCATCCAACTAGATTGAACGTGGGGAACCGTCCTTTTGGGCGGCTTCCTTGGTTCGTTAATCATTAATCCTATGTACCTGAAGGCATCGGCCCCGTTACTGTAATGGTCGTGAAGTGGCTTCTGACTAAACTGTTTTGTTTCGGGGTCAACATCATACCGGTAATGTCTTAAGCATTGTAAGCCTTCTTCGCAATTTTGCCTATCGAAATAGCATTTACTGAAGATTGTTCGTGCCGCATTTATCGAATCTGAAACTGGTACACGGTCTAAAACTTTTGTCATTAAACCAGTTTGTCGTACAATTTCCTCTATGGAACGACCAGTCCCTAAGGACTTTGCTTTTGCATCGTGTGGCAACCAGATGGTATCAATCATGTAACCAAATGATTGGATTTTTGCCAACCAATAGCTAATTGTCTGCTGTCTATCTTCCAAGTATCGAATAAGCCTTGTTTCAGTTGGGTAAAGCTGGACAAACCACACGGCTGTATGGTCATTCCACCCCAAATCGAACACAATATGAACGCCTTTGGTAGCATCGTATGGCACATTCGTAATACGGCCCTGTAATTCAGCCATAGTCATTTCTTTAGCAAAGATGGCACCGTCAATAGTTTGGCGTGGAATACCTTCCCATACGTTGTTATATGCTTCTGGGTCACGTGATTGAAGTTGTCGGCGTTCTATATCCAACACTTCTGGAAAGTATGGATTGTCACTCCAGTTAAGTTTAGTAACAATGGCGTTATCTGGCGGATTTAATACGAAGCGCTTATAGGTTTCATCGGTTGGCAGTTCTGGGTTAAATGACACCCAAATTTCGCTGTTTTCTTTACGGATGGTAGGTATCAAAACCCCCCAGGACAGGGAACTAACGTTGTTGGCTTCCTCTACCCAGCAAATATCAATTCCTTCGATAGATTTTAGACCGTTGATATTGTTCTTAATGCCGGCAAAGATGAACTCCGAACCGTTTATGCCCCTAATAGTGTTTTGGGTGATTTCATAATGGGCTTCTAATTCCATGGCATAGATTTGGTCACTCAATAACTTGTGAACAGAATCCTTAATGCTGGTTTGGAACTCACGGGCGCATAGAACACGAATAGGGCTTTTAATGCCTTTAATCAGTAGCGCACGGGAAATTCCCCAAGATTTTGCACCCCCACGTCCACCGTACAGGATTCTATAGCGTGATTGCTTGGGTTCAAATAAGCATCTTAATTTGGCTGGAAACCGTTCCCTAGCAATGGCATCTTTAATCTGTTGTGATGGTTCCATCAGGTTCCACAAACGTTATTACTACGCCAGTCTTTAGTTCAGAACCATTAGGTCCTTGGATTTCTTGAATGGCGATTGCCTTGCCATCCAGTCTATCTGCTACTTCTTTTACGGCCCATGCTTCACCGGCTTCTGCTTGGTCAAGAACCTTATCTACTATCTTTGCAATCTTCTGGGGATTCTGGGCTAATGCCCTACGCATAGCATCTAGGAATGGCTTATTCTTGCTGGCATTGTTGTTGCCAGGCTGTCCACCCCTTGAATTATTCGTTTGTTCGTCCATATTCTTGAATTATAAATACTTTTTGTGGTATTTACGCAACAGGTTGTGTTACGGTAATATCTTCTGGCTTCACTTCTACTGGCTGACTAGCTAAATGGTCATCTACTTGCTGTTTAGCGTTTGCATGAAGCTTTGCATATAGTTCCATTACTAATTCCATAGGTAGCTTTTTAAGGCCAGCAAGGATTAGTTCCATATCTTTAACAGAATGGCTAAATTCCAATTTAATGTTGTCTAAACTCATTTCTTTTTACCTTTCTTTTTTTCTGCTTCACGTTTTTCGCTATAAGCGATTGCTACTGCTTGTTTGACTGGACGGCCAGCCTTAACTTCGGTGGCCACGTTCTTTTTGAAAGCGGCGGGTTTTGCTGATTTAATTAATGGCATATTATCCTTTCTTAGCCGTTTTAGCTGATTCTTTAAAGGCCTTAGCTGTTGGGGCGCCTTTAGTGCCAGGCTTACGCATCTTTTCTACTGGCTTACCTTCGGCCTTTTCACGCTTAATGCGTTCTTGTTTAGCATGGATATTGGCATATAAGCCAGGTTTAGTTGCCATTTTTAGCAGTCTTTCTGGTTGTTGCCTTTTTCAATGCTGGCTTGCGTTTAATAGATTTGGAGGCCGGAAATGGTGTTTCTGGCGTTTCATCTTTAATTTGAAATACGTAATGAACATCCAAATTTTCAACAACCATGTCCACTTTTTTGGTTTTATACCAGCCAAAGTGGTTCATTAACTTTTCAAACAACGGGGTTCCATCTAATAGTTCCATTATGCTTCTGCCTTTTCAGTAGTAAAACAAACGTCTTGCCATGACATGATTAAATAACGTTCTTTGTCGTGGAAGTATTCTGTGAACTTTAAATATTCTTCTTGGGCATCTTTACTCATTGTCCCAAATCTTATGTAATCACCGACTTGTACCGGCATTGCTTCACGGCGCCCGTTTATTCTTCTTCCAGGGCCTACAGCGACAACAGTACCCATATTGTCGGCTTCTTTGTTGTCAACAATAATTACGGTACTTAGAGTGCGTTTATCCGGACGTACAACAATTTTGTCGCCCATCGGTTTTAATATAAAATCTACATCAGCCATTTAGTTCTCCGTACTACTTGGTTAGAAAGGCCTACAAGTTTCACGTGCTTGTAGGTCTTTCGCTTTTAATCTTCGTTTGTTGCTTGTGTTGGTGCTTGTGTTGGCGGTTGTTGACCTGAACCAAAAGTAAATGGAATGTCCTTGCCCGCTTTGGGTGGTGCAGTCCAAGTACCTTTGTTTTTAGCCAAATTCACCAATCTTGCATCCTTTAGATAAGCTGATGTTTTCAGCAAATCAGTCAAGCTAGTTTGGTTACTAGCTGGGTTCAGATTGGCGGTAAATTCTGCCATGATTACATATCGTCCTGGTCGTGACCTACACGTTTGTGGTCATAACAAACTGACTCACCCATGTTACCGCTATTAAATTCACCCAAACGGCCATCATGCTTGCCCATGTGTGCAGAAGGACGTACACCCATGCCATCTTCCATACCCATAGCTACACCGCCAACAAGCTTACCATGACGTTCGCCAGTAGTATCGCTTGATGTTGCACCTTTAGGTACTTTTTCGCCGGTTGCGCCAGGCATGAATTTAGTGGAATTTACGCCCTTTTCAGAACCCTTTTTTTCGCCAGTACGGTCGCTTGATTTTGCGCCTTTTGGCTCAACTTCTTTGTTGTAATAACCCATAATATTTCCTTTTTGCAAAAAGAACTAGAAAAGCCTAGTTTCCATATTTTCGTCTATTTTACTACTATGTCAAGTCTAATCTGTGGGGTCGTAACCAAATTCATGAAGTGAATTAGCATCAGTCCAAATATGTTTGGCTGGTACTGTTTTTTCAAGAATATGATACCCATTGTCAAAATATTTGCCATGTTGTTCAGCATAATCTAAATTTGGCGTTACCCAATCACTAGGGTGTATATCTTCACCAGCGTGTTCTGTTGGTACAGCACGGTAAACAGTAATTGGATGGTCTGGCTTACCTTTGGCGGCTTTCATAATAATCAAGGTATCTTTATCCATTTTTGTGTCGCCATCGCCATAATATCTATGTCCATTTGGTCCATATACATCAGATGGGAATGTTTTGTCTAATTCATGCCCTGGCGCATTATCTTCAGATTTGTAAGGTGCTTTATGGGCACCCCGATAATCGTATTCTTGGCTTGGCGTATTAATTGTTTCTGGATGTTTAGTTGTAACAATTGCATCATCTGGATTTATGTCTAAACCATGTTCAGCATCAGCATATGGAAAAAATTGTCTAGATTGTTCTTTATTTAATCCATAACGACTTTGTACCATTCTGGCTTCGGCTTCACCAGCATGGTGTCTATACATATCATAACCAATTGCTTCAGGGTCAAAATTAATATATTTTCTACTTAAAATATCCCGTTGGGCCATTAAAGAACGATATTTGTCCATGTCATCAGCTTTATAAGCTTCACTACCTTGGCGGTTAAGGTCCTCAATTTTGGACATTATTCCTTCTTTTTCTTTAGCATAATGTGTAATTAACGCATTAGCGTTTGCCCCACGATTCCAACCTTCTTTTGCTTGTATTGCATGGGTCAATTCATGCAACATGGTTGATGTAGCATCGCTAGGACTTAAATTTTCCCGCAAACTAATAAAATTTTTATTTTGATTAAATGCGCCTTTTATTGGATTTTCTGCGCTATGTGTCTTTACTGTAATATCACCTAAATCTGGATAAGCTTGTAAAAGTTCAGGATGATGTAATACGTCCTTTACAGTAACTTTATCTTTTGACCAAATACCATCTAAACTAGCTTTTCTATAAGTTTCACCAAAATTTTCGCCATCTTTCATTGTGGCAAATTTATCTATTATTTCTTGTCGCCATTGATTATCTAAGCCACGGGCCATGCCAGTTGTTTCATGTATTTGTTGTGGTGTAGCGCCTTTGGCTTCCATTTTTCCAGCATTAAAAGCCATTTCCCTATCCCATAAAGCAGATTCAGGGCCAATCATACTTAAACCTACGGGTTTACTTTTAACAAATGGGGCAAAGTTAGCGGCAATAGCTACTGGTTCGCCTTGCTGATAACCTTCTTCATATCCAGCATTTTTAGGATTTAATATGCCGCCGCCATATGGACTTTGTGGGGAAAGGCCTGTAGCACCAGCGGCAAATCCTGTGGCTTGGGGCAAACTGTTGTTTCCAAACAACTGTGTAAACGCTTGTGGATTTGTAACAAATCTAGCTATGTTTTCAGGAAGTTTACTGACCGTATTAGCAATATCTTGCAAAGACGTGGTGCCATCATAATTAATGGCAGAATTTAGAAGGTCAGATAAATCAGGCATAGCTAATTTTATAGGACTTCTATCATTACATCAACGCCGCCACCTTTTCTAATTTCACCACGTTGAATCATCAAAACGTCTATTTGGCCGTCATTGTCATATACACCAGCATCTTCTAAAGCATCCAATACGGCTTTTAAACGATTGTCTAGGTCTGTCACTATTTTTGACCGTGGGTACAGCCAAAGCGTAACTTCAAGACGTTGGTTATTATACTTTGGTACGTTTTGTGCAATAACGCACTCTGATACCGCAGTCTTAAATTCTCGCCCAGCTTTGCTTAGAACAGTATTGCCACGAAAGTTACGCCAATAAGTGTTTACAGAAGGCGGGTAAGGCAGTTTAATAACGGTCATAGTAAGTATTTGATTCTTAATAAAGTTTTGGTAGTATTGCACAAACTTCTTAAAAAAGGTAAGTTATGGCTAACCCAGGGTTATCACGTGAACAAATGCAAGAAGCTATAAATGCTTTTGCAAAAACAGGAACAAAATCAGAAGCGGCAAGATTGCTTGGTATTAACGAAAACACTTATCACAGCAGATGGAAAGCCGCCCAAGCCGCTGGGTTAAAACCAACTATACCAGCTGTCAATAAAGAAATGAACGCTTTATTGGAAGCCCAAGACAAAATTAGGCAATTAGAAGCCAGTATTCAAGCACATGAGGAAAACACATTAACTGCGGAATACATTAAAAACGTTATTTTAAAAATGTCCAAGAAAAGGGCATTTCCGCCAAATTGGTTATTAAAACCTAACAAAAAGAAAAGAAGTGCTGGGGTACCTACTTTATTTGCATCAGATTGGCATTGGGGCGAAATAGTTGACCCCAATCAAATTAATGGCGTAAACGAATACAACGTAGCAATTGCACAAGATCGTGCAAGGGTCATGATTGAAAAGACAATTGATTTGTTAAAAAACCACGTAGCCCTGTCTGATTATCCTGGGATTGTGTTTGTTTTAGGTGGTGACATGGTATCTGGCGATATTCATGAAGAACTAATGGCCACTAATGCTATGGAAATTATGCCAACTGTCATAGATTTGTTTGGCGTTCTCGTTTGGTGTATAGAAACTTTGGCAAATGAATTTGGAAATGTCTTTGTTCCGTGCGTTTCTGGCAATCATGGACGTAATACGCACAAAATTAGGGCAAAAGGTCGCAACTTTACATCCTTTGATTGGTTACTCTATCAGTTTCTAAACAAACGATTTGAGGGTGACGACCGTGTTCAATTTCATATTCCCGATGGCTCTGATGCCTATTATTCAATCTACGGACACAAATATTTACTTACACATGGCGACCAATTTCGTGGGGGTGACGGTGTCATTGGCGCTTTAGGTCCAATCATTCGTGGCGACCACCGTAAGCGGTCTAGAAACGCCCAGATTGACATGGAATACGACACAATGATTCTAGGTCATTGGCATCAACTCATCCAGCTAGAACGTCTTATTGTTAACGGTAGCTTAAAAGGCTACGATGAATACGCATACGCTAACAATTTTGGATTTGAACCACCACGCCAAGCATTATGGATTACGCATCCTGAACACGGTTTGACATTTAGTATGCCGGTGTATGTGGAACGCAAACAAAAAGAAATTAGCAAAGAGTGGATTAGCTGGAAATGAGGTTAACGCCTGAAGTGCTACGCAATTTATACAGTACCCTGTATTGCGTTTATCCATTTACAAAATGGCAATTGCCTTTGCCGGAAGAAATTGATTTCCAAGTTGATAAGCATGACAAAACAACTATGGGAACGTATATGTATGACACGGGTGATGAATATGCACATACCATTACTGTGTCTGCCGCTTTATGTGGTCACATGATGACAGTAATTCGTGTGTTATGCCATGAATGTGTTCACATGAGTTTTCACCGGCAAAAGGGTGATAAATGGGCGCATCATTCTAAGCAGTTCCGTACTAGGTGTTCTATGGTTGCCCATGAATTAGGCCTAGACCCCTTAGAATTGTAATTACTTAGCCATTAGGTACAACCCAATATTGCCAATAGCATATCCAAAATATGTGACAGCCAATCCAATATTGCCTTTAAATCCTTGTTCAGCAGATATATAAGCATAGATTAACCCCGTGACAATAATAAGCCAGCTACTCATTTATTAACGCTTTCGTTTCTTCAAGTAATTCTTCTTCCGTGACAGCGTACTCCCTTTCAAAACGTTTTCTACCCATTCCGTGAATACCGGTATCGAATCTATGATGGGCGGGGCATAATGGAATAACAGGGGCATTACTTCTTTTGCTAGTTCGTCTAATGTGATGCAATTCTGCTGGCG